GCTTCTTTATCGGCTAGATATGCCCTCAAAGCCCTGGTAATTACACGACTCCTGGTTCCCTTCGTTTTTCCTTTTAGATCCGCCGCCAAACTGACGGGGATATTGGCTGAAATTATGGTTTTCATCTCTCCCATGATTACCCCAGTTCGGCTGTTAATAAATAATTAACTGAAAGAAATAGTTCGGGAGGGATAGAGTTGGGACTGCGCCACAAATCCTGCTTATGACGGCCCAGATGTTCAAGACTAGGGTTCAAAATAATATATATACCTAGTAGTGTAAAAAGTAAAGCATGGCAGCAGCAAAAACCAAGAATTTTCAATTGACAATTCGCATAGACGCAGATCCTTCAGCAGACAACCAAGAAATCGACCTTTCAGATTATATCGATATCGCAGATAACGAAGCGTTCGAATTACAAGATTGGGATGTTATGCTTGACCCTAACTCAGGTAGTTTAACGGATCTATTCCCTACTGCTGATTCAACATGTGTTTTCCAGTTAGCAGATTCTAACCTAGCATCATTTGTTTCAGACAATCAGAGAACTTCTCTAGGAGTAGCTAGAATCAGTTACAATGTAACCAACCTAACAACCGACAAGAATGTATCAATGTCTCATGACAATGACTTCTTCGAGAATCTAGTTGTTAGCAAGACTCTATGGGTTCGTAATGAATCTACTACTGGTACTCTAACTCATACAATGACTCTTCGTGGAAGAATCGTTAAACCATCCGCTAAGGACTACATGGCACTTATTTTAACACAGACCGGACAGATTGCCGCTTGAGGTGACTGGAATGGTTAAAGTTGAAGGAACTCTTGATGAGTTGCGTGATCTGTTTGTAGAAGGTGCTAAGAGAGAAGCACGGAAACAAGCAAAAGAAGCGGGTGTGAAAGTTGTTCGTTCTGCTGCTAAGAAAACTCGTAAAGTTGCTAAGTCTGCTTGGCAGAAGTTTATCGGGCAAAAGAAGAATCAAATTAAATTTAAGTCTGGAAAGCGAAAGGGACAACTCGATCTCAAACGAATGGGAGTCGCTTACAGAAGAATGCAAAAGAAAAGGTGATTAAATGCCCGATAGAGTATTCGATGTAGATTTCGGCCAAGTAGTTCAGAACGCGAATAGACCTGCAGGAGAATTTAACCCTACTGATGATAGTTTTATTTTAGCCACTGATAACTCTACAATCTTAGAACAAAGAAATGGAAGAATAGTTCTTTATCAAGAAATAGATCTTGAAGTATTAGTAAAAGAGAATAGAGTATTTGCACCATACGCGGTTGAAGTACAAAGACCTTGGACTGCTCCTTTAGGTTTTGATTTGAACCCAAATGTGGCTACAAGATGTTACGAATATCTGTATGTGTTTAGTGCTCCGCTCGCTAACCAACAAATTTCTCCCTTTATTGGAGAATTTTTCAAAGATATGGGTCTCGATTCTTCAATAGGAAATCGTGGATCTATTAGTGCAATACCCGGAGGAAGACAAATTCCCGATAACTCTCAATGCATATACGCTCAATCAACTATTTCAGTTAACAATCTTGGAGTTTCTCCTAGCGTATGGAATGGACTGTTAACCGCTGGTGATCCAACAACACTTCCCCCAACTGCCTCAGATCCTTATGTTCCATTGCAATGTGCAGAAATGCAAGTTACTGAAGTTAACAAGTGGGGTTCATTACCTGAAATCATTGGCCCTAAGTTGTATTGTTACAGGTTTATTGAATATCCATCTCAAGAATTGAGTACTGCTGTCTTAGGCCCTGATAATCCAATAGTAAACGGTGATGGACTTATGCAAAGAAATCATTCTAGTCTATCCATTAAGATCATGTGCAGAGAAGTTGAACTATCAGATGGCGAATATATTATTCGTGCTGCTAACGCATACAACAATGCAAATCCAGATGATGTTAACGAATCGTGATTGTATGTCAACACTATACGGAATAAAGCCCGGTTATGCTTATGGATCTGAATTTAACTTTGACAGAATACATGGGTCTTATTCTAGTTTCAAATCATTCGATATTAACTTCCTTAACTTGCCCGTGTATAGGGCAGATACTAAGCAAGAGTTCGCAATGGACGCATTCCTCTTAGTAGGATCATTTACTACTGGCGGTACTTATGGCGGGCTTAAGTTTGCATTTAGCAAATTAGAAGCAGATTAGATTTACTCAATTTTAAGCTGCAGTTTGAGGTTGACACTCAAAGCATTCAAAGTAATCAGTATCTGGATGTTCAGTAATGATCTGACTACACTCTTGTGACCAACAATAACAGTCACATAATCGACATAAGACATAGACATCCATTACTCTTCACTATCCTTGGTTACTAACTCATGTGGAAACTTAAAGACAACATTGTCAAGTGGCAATAATATAGCGTAATAGAAGTGTAATACTTGCTTAGGCCACCAGGGATTAACTTCCCATTTTATTTTCAAGCAGTGTTCGCCAATGTCATAATGATAGATTGTCTTTTGTTGATCGTCATCGAATGCTTCTAGTGCAAATCTTAGTTCATCATCGAACATCATCATATCATCAATGTTACCACAATTAGTAAACCAAAAAGATGCTAATTCTTTATTTGGATGAGCCTTGTAATACCAATCGACAAACTCCATTTTTGCTTTGTGATAGTGATATTCATATCCACTCATGCGTTCAACTCCGCTAGAAGTAATGCTTTCAATTGTGGGGATGTGTCTTCTCTTGCATGCAACACTGCAAGCAAGGTTCTAGTCTGTATGTCACTGATATTGAAGGCTTCTTTATCGGCTAGATATGCCCTCAAAGCCCTGGTAATTACACGACTCCTGGTTCCCTTCGTTTTTCCTTTTAGATCCGCCGCCAAACTGACGGGGATATTGGCTGAAATT